CTGGAAAATATCGTCTTACTTTACCATCGGGTGCGCGATAGGGAATGATTATCTCTTCGCTACCCCATTCAATTATTGAGGGATTACTATCGCAGAACACCATGAACTTACGTTCCCAAAGTGATCTATAAACTATGTTTGAAGGATTGCCACGATACTTAGTAGGATTTTTGGGTTTGTAAAATCCAGAGTATGCCATAAATATAAAGAGACCAACATAGGTATTTAGTGTGTCAATCAATAGATTTATGTCTGCTATATCCGCTAGAGGCGGAATGTCATACTCGAATAATTTTGTTGTCGCCTTTGAGAATGTTCCAGTTAGTTATCCTGGTATATCTGAAGGAATTGAGTACTTTTGTGACGAAGCACAATTACCAAATATTAATACGGCAACTGGAACTATTAACGGTCTTTACACCGGACTCGGCAATATAGATTACCCACACACTAAAGTATTTACAGAACTTCAATTGGGATTCATGCTAGATGCTGATCTTTCTATGTTAAAATATTTGAACCAATGGTATAATTCTATGTTTGATGAGACTGGCACATCAGAAAATAGAACTGTTAGAGTAAAATATAGAAATGAATATGCTGGCACTATAAAAATTACAAAATCTGAAACTGGTCCTGATTCGCCAACACAAAGAAAACCAATCACATATGTCATGGAGAAGGCATATCCATATGCCATAGATGCTGTTCCACTTCAGTTTGGATCTTCTCAAATTACTAAGGTTACTGCTCAGTTTAAATATCAGAGACACTATACTATCGATAGAGATATTACTGGAGTAACAGGAAAACCATTGGAACAAGCAGTTAAAATTGTTAATGGTGGTGCAGCATAGCAAAATTGATTTTTCAATTCCATGAAAGTGGGAAAATTTTTCCTGCTCATTTTTGCTTAAAAAAGTCGCACTAAATATTAATATGATATGATCTGAACATAATGGCATTACCACAAGTTGTGCTTCCAACCTATGAGTTGGAAATTCCGTCTAATGGCAAAAAAATCAAATATCGTCCATTTGTAGTAAAAGAAGAAAAGTTACTTTTACTAGCGTTAGAATCACAAGACGAAAAACATATTGAAAATGCAGTAAAACAATTATTAAAAGGTTGTATTCAATCTCGTGTAAAACTAGATGATTTAGCAATTTTTGATTTAGAATACATTTTTCTCCAAATTCGTGCTGTGTCGATTGGTGAAATTGTAGAATTGTCAATTACATGTCAAGATGATGGAACTACAAAAGTTCGTTATAATCTTAATTTGTTAGAAGTTCGAGTTCAAAAACCAGAAGGTCATTCTAACAAAATCATGCTTTCAGATGAAATGGGTATTATGATGAAATATCCAAAATTTGATACTTTTATCACTGGATCTATTATTGGACAAACACCAACGGCGGAGTCTGTTGTTAATATTATTGCTGGTTGTATAGATCAACTTTTTGATGGTGAAGATGTTTACGATAGTTCTACTACTTCAAAAAAAGAATTTGTAGAATTTTTAGAAAATCTTACTAATAGTCAATTTGAAAAAATTCAAAAATTCTTTGAATCTGCTCCTAAACTAGAGCACACCGTAAAAATACAAAATCCAAATACTGGTGTTGAGAATGAGGTCGTATTTTCCGGGTTATCAAGTTTTTTCGGATAGCACTCTTCCATAATACTTTGGAGGGGTACTACAAAACTAACTTTGCTTTGATGCAGCATCATAAATATAGTTTAAGTGATGTTGAAAATATGATGCCATTTGAGAGGCAAGTATATGTTTCTTTATTGATGCAACACTTAGAACAAGTTAAACAACAAAACGAAGCCGCCGCTAAACAACGATAATGGCACACGGATCTTTAAACCCAACAGATTTAAGAACTGAGAGAAATCTTCTCGGTAGTATTGCTAGTGCTATTGGTGATAGAATAGGAAACTCATCAAACATGGCTCGTAAAGAGCGTGCTTTTGCTTCAAAAAAAGCAGAAGATGGTGGCACATCCTTAGAAGAAGCAGGAATTGGTAAAGGATATTTCTTTAAGAGAGCATTAGGATCTAGTTTTGGTGGTGATAGAATTGCCAGGACTAGAGGTAGATTTGAATCTGATCCTGGTCCTGGTAGAGATCCTACAGGATCTCAGGCATCTCGTTTTCGTGGTGGTTTTGATTATAATGTTTCAAATGAGATTTTTTCTCCTGCTGAAGATGGTGGGGGGTTAGCATCTTTTTTTGGTGGAGCTGCTCAGGCAGGTGGCGGAGTTGCTCAAAACTTATTAGAAGCAGGACCACAAGCAATTAATCCTGAAGTTCTTGGTGGAGAAGTTGCCAAATACCAAGGAACTAAAACTAATGCTGCTGGATTTAGTAGTGTTGATACTACAGCAACTGAAATTAAAGATATTGCTGGTATTTTAAATCAAATTGGGCAAATAATTGTTAGATCCAATAATACCACTGTTCAAGCAATTGATAGCGTACAAAGAATAAATGTAAAAGTAGTTGATAGTGTTCAAAGTTTAGGACAACTCCAAGTTGGTATTGCGGAGCGTCAATTACAACAGCAAATGCTGATTGCTTCAAATGCAGAGAATACACAAGAAAAAATTGCTTCTAGGCAATTAGCAGCTGCTGAAAAATCAAATATGTCTCTGCAACGTAAGTCTAGTGGAGATTTAGATCCTGAAGGATCTGGTTTTGAAGGTCCTCAAGGTGGAATTCTTGGTAACATGCTTGGTGGCATGGGAAATCTTTTAGATACTGGATTGAGTATGCTTGGTGGTGGTCGCCGTGGTCGCCGTCGTGGTCTTGGTAGAATGAGTCGTGCTGGGAGAAGAGCACAAAGAGCATCAGGATTATCTACTGCTAATGCTGGGGGACCTGGTATCCGTGGAATGAATTTCCGCAACAACAGTATGACTGGTAGTAAGTTATCTACTAATAGAATTCTTGCTGGCACTGCTGGTCCAGGTGACTCGCTTGCTGCAGCACAAAATGATATAACAAAGAGATATTCTCAAAGATATGGTCAAAAAGCTGCCATGAAACGCTTTGGCGCAGAAGGTTTGGAAGCAGCAGGAATGGGTCTTGCTAAAGGAGCAAGAGTGATGAAGTTCTTGAGTCCTGTATTAAAGAGAGTTCCTATAGTTGGTGGTTTATTAGATTTTGGTATAAGTCTTGCTTTAGGAGAACCAGTTGGTAGAGCAGCAGCAAAAGCAGTTGGTGCTACACTTGGTGCTGGTCTAGGATCGTTTGTTCCAATTCCTGGTGTTGGCACTATTCTTGGTGGTATTGCTGGTGATTTAGTTGGTGGAGCAATTTATGATGCTTTAACCGGTGGAAATAAATCTAGCAACTCTAACTCAGAGAGTTTGACTCCATTTGCTTCTGGTGGTATTGTTACACGACCAGTTGCTGGTCTAGTTGGCGAAGCTGGTCAAGAAGGTGTTTTCCCACTCGAAGGTTCTAAAGGTAGAAAAACATTCCTTATGTTTGGTGAAGGTATGTTAGAGGCACAAAAAAATAACAAAAGAAAATATGCCGAACTACAAGCATCGGGATTCTCTGAGTATTTTGATAAAAAACCATGGTGGAAAGGACTATTAGATGCACTTGGCAAACTCTTACCAAAATGGATGAAAGGTGGTGGAGATGACGATGATGATGGTGGTGATGGTGGTGATCGTCCAGGTAGTACTGCTGGGAGTGAAACTCTTGATATTGGATCTGGAGGTGGGAAATTGAAAGGATTGTCCCGTGAAGACTATGTTCAAATGGCTAAAACAATTGCTGGCGAAGCAGGACCCGGAGATGACAGATATCTAGTCGGTGCTGCTGTCTTAAACAGGGTTGCATCTAAGAAGTTCCCAAATTCTGTTAAAAGTGTAGTAACGGCAGGACAAGGAACAGCACATCCTCAGTTTGAGGGATATTTGAGAAATGCAAATGTTGATGCTGAGGTAAAAAAACTTATGTCTCCTGAAGGTCAAGCAAAACTTGTAGAAGCTCTTGAGAGATTGGAAGGAAGAACTGACTTTAAGGGTCAAACACAAATCCATAATAGAGTTGCTAGTCAAGATCCTATGTTTGACAAAAAAGGAAACTATTCTCACTACTGGTGGCAAAAGGGTCCAAATTCAGTCATGCCATCTGATTATGTTGTTCCAAACTATCAACAATTTGTCCAAAAAGAAAATAATGCGGCACCACAAACTGCTCCAATTAATCCTTTATCAGCATTAATGGATCCAGTAGAAGACAAAAATGATAATCTTTTTCTGAAGTCTTTGATGATACAACAGCAGGAAAAGCAACTTCAACAAAATCCATTTGTTATTACAGTG